TGATCTTCTCTCCTTTCTACAAAAAAATTCAAGTCTGTCAAAATACAAAATCAAGAAGACATTTGAATCGCTACTTAACAAGCATATTATCGATAGTGTCAATAGGTACATCTACAAAGTTCAGAACGAGCCAACCACAACAATCAAAGTAAATTCAAGCAGGGCTTACAGTTTGATTGACTGTCCAAGAGATATGGTAGCAAAGATATATTGTTATCTACTGTGGCAGTTTAATCTTTGCCGCAAATATCATGAATCAGATGACTGCTATTTCACAACAGCAGATATTCTTAGAACTTGCGGCTATAATTATCGACTAGACAAGAACTATAAGATGGTAAATCAAACACTGTCATTCCTAGAGGAAAATGACCTTATTAGATACAGCCATCAAAGTTATGCTCGTCCCGGACTCCAAGGTAAATACAAGAAACTATTTAAGATAAATTAAATAGCTCCGCGTAAGGCTCTTTTTCCGGACTATTTGTATTACTTTTCCGGTCTACAATTCCGCAGAGGTAATACATTTGTTCCGCAAGGTAATATAAATACCCTAGATTTTTTCGGAAAGGTAATACACCTAAAAGACTATAAAAGACATTAAAAGACATTAAAAATAAACGAGCGTTTTTTCCGCAAAGATAATACAAATACAAATATGGCGATTATAAAAAATGATAAAATTTACCCTTCGGGATTCTTGATTTTAAAAAAGTACAGCATATGTGAAAAAAAGTACAGCATATGTGAAAAAAAGTACAGCATATGTGAGTAACAGTTTAAAAAAAGTACAGCACCTAAAAGGATGTATATAAAAGGATGTATATAAAAGGATGTGTCAAAAGAGAGCCAAAAGGACGTGTAAAAAAGTAGTGTATACACAAAAATGGCGATTATAGAAAATGATAAAATTCACCCTTCGGGTTTCTTGATTTTTGATAAAATTCACCCTTCGGAAATAGGCCATTTTTGATAAAATTCACCCTTTATAACTAGTATATATATTTCAGTCTATTTAAATACAGTCACACTTTTTGAAGTCGAGAGGAGAAAAAAATGGAAGAAAACAAGGAGTTAGGGAAAAGAGTAGCTAACGAATCAATTAACACTGCGATAGTCAGACAATCGTTTGTTCCAGTAGAGGAAGATAAGTTGAAAGATAAAAACTATATGGTATCAGTCAGAGCCGCATTAGACAGTTATTGTACAGTGGATAAGAATAATCATAGAATCATTTCGCAAAAAGACCTAAAGAGTATGATGCGCAAGATGTTTAATCTTCAGGTAAAGAAGATAAACAAGGTAATTGAAACCTATCTGTCTCTTGGAATAATGAATGATAATGGTGATGGTACATACACTCTTAATTACATAAAGCCTTTTGTATCTCTAGACCCAGAGACGGTAAAGTATTGTCTTACGTCATTATCTGAATTAAGTTTTAAGGTATATTGTTATCTTAAGAATAAATATGACCAATATAAAAAGTTTTATGATGGTACCTGTCCATATAGATTCAGTGTTCAAGGAAAAGATGGATTACTAGAAGCTTGTGGATATTATGATAATGGTAGCGACAATAGGAAAAGAATGAATTGGGTATTGGAAACTCTACAAGCAGTTGGATTGATAGAGATTTCAGAACCAATACCGTTCAAGTCAGATGATGATTCAAAGTTTATTGGATGGTATAGGTACCTATACAAAGTAAATGACAGAAGTCGTATACAGATAAAGACAATGCTCCAAGAGTATGTAGAGGGGATGACATATGCATATTCAAATAAGTATGGTGGAGAACAATTGCCGCCAATCTACATTGATGGTGAGGCATATGTCTATGACCGCAAGGCATTCATAACAGGATTGACCGCAAAGAAGATGATTCTAGACGAAAGGAATCTACCAGCCGTGGAGACTGCATTGACTTTTGGAGACGTACCAAAGTATTACATGGATATGTTCACAGAGGCAGAGAATAGATGGCAAGATGCATAGCGATATGCGTTACTTTTTCAAAAAATGTTGTCCACGTTACGACATTAGACAACGATAAATTACTTGGATTTCAATTTGATATCACATTGATACCACTATCGGCAGATAGTATATGCCGTTATGCTGGGCGTCTTGTGGATGATGCTGGTGGGGTATTGATTACTCACATGAAATGTGGTCTTCCACAATTGTCAAGCCTATAACCATTAGGAATTTAAATTTATACAGAACAACATGAACAATCATATCATAAAATGTCGAAAACTCTGTGACTCCCGCAAAACGATATTCATTTTTAATTTGTGAGTGAATCTCATTTTTTATTCTTGGAGTCCCAAAAAACAATTTTCATTTTTTATTGCCGCAGTCACTATGACTAATTTCATTTTTTTATTTTGCGGCCATAAGGAGTGAAAATGATTTTTATTTTTGCCGCACATTCCTTGGCTCTATTGGATTACTATATATATAATATATATAATTAATATGTATAATGTTTCACGTGAAACATAGTGTTAGGAGAACAAGGTGCCCAGTCTTCCGCGCCGCCAGTTCAAATAGATGGTTGCTTCACGCTGGACTCTTGGATTTCGAGTGTGCTATAATATAATCATTCCAAGGGGGAAAGACACCTCTTGTTTATATATAAGAAGATAGGTTCCATCAGTGGTTAGGAGCATATATGTCCAAGCGTACCAACATGATTCGCCGCATCATGGATGCCATGCCTGACGATGCAGAGGTTCAGGAGTGGTGTTCTCGTGAGCTAGACCGTGCGGGAAAGTCGGCGGCAAAGACACAGGAGCGGTATGACATGGCATCGTGCACCATCCGTATGTATGACACCAATCCCGTCTGTGCCAAGGAGTTCGCTGACGAGATTAATCGTACCTATGACCCTGACGATAGGTGGAGCACACACACCGCTTCCTACTACTTGCGGCAGCTTGTCTCCAAGGGTGAGGCAGAGGAGGTTCCCAACGAGGACAAGAAGAGCGGCCCCAAGATGTACAAGTACGCAGTACCTAATGCCTTTTAGGTACTTGGCTAGTAGCTCGTCTTCGGGCACCTTGTTCTTTATCTGCTTAATAGAATAGGAGGCGTTGTTCTCTAGCCCATAGTTCGCATCCTGAATGTTGAAGATGGGATTATAGATGGCAATCAGAAGTGATTCGAGAATATCAATGCCGCAAGTCTCACCGTGGTCTTTTGTTATCTTCTTCAGTTGCGTGCCGGTAATAATTGGCTTGAACCTGATGTGTTCTTTGTGAGTGAATATGAAATGGTATAGCTGGTAGTTAGTCTTATTGAATTCTTCTAGGTGTTCTGAGAGGTATGTATGAGAAGCCCACCTATATTTCAGCTTTCTATTGGTCTTTCCGATGTATATAAGCATGGAATCGTAATAGATTCCATAGATTCCGGTATCATTTATGTTTGCGATGCCAGTTTTTCTCATAAAAAGTTCTTTCTTTTATAGCTTTTTATACAATAAAACCCCTTCTTTATACAAAAGAAGGGGTATTTTTTTTATATATTGTTATATTTTTATACAAAATTATACTATAATATGTTATATTGTGGGTTCCCTATGATTCGACCCTATAGGCGTCTTGTCGCTTGACAATTGGAAACCTCGGGGTTCCCTGAAAAATTTGTCTATAGGGGTTCGCGGCGCGGGGAGCCTATGAAGCCCCAGGAGTCATAGGGAAATCGCCTATAGGGGGCGTTTTCGCACTTGACAACGGCACCCCACCCCCCGAACACGTGTTCGCCGAACGTGTGTTCGATTTTTCCGGTTTGTGGAAATTTCATGCCGTTTCCCCCTTTCCCCTTGACGTACTAATTATAACATGATAGGGGTCGCGTTGTCCATGCACAAACCGCCGCCTACGTCAAGTGTCAAAATGGACTTTTCACAAGAAATCCATAAACCTTAAAGAAGTTAACCTAGGCTAACTTAAGCGAACGTATGTTCGGTAAAATGGGTAGCGCTGTTGTTAGTACACGTGTTTTGACCTGCCGCCCTAGGGCCATTGAATCGCCCATTTTTTGCCCCCGCCCCTAGATATTGCCTAGGCGTCTCGACTAGCGCTTGACAACTAAGATACACGAACGCGGCGCACGTGAGAGCGAGAACGGCAACCGTGTTGAATCTTCACACTTGCTACACATTTACCGTGTGGGGCGTTGTAAGCGTTTCTAAGGCCCGATTTAGGCGTTGTGGGGTAAGTATAGGGCGAGACGCTTAGAACGCCTTAGAATGGCTCGTAGCGCCTTACAGCGTGTTTTAGGTGGTTGACGTGGTTACTTGTGCGGCCAACCGATACCCCTCACTTGCTAGCTTGTTGGATAACAGATAGGCCGTGTAAGGCCGTGAGAGCCATTCTAAGACCCCATTATCTCTTACAAGGTGTACTAGCCCACGTGTGGAATTCTAGGGCCTTAAATCGCCTTAGAATGGCTTATTTTTTTGGTGAAATGGGTTGACGTGGGCGAGATTGAGCATTACACTTTCAGGGCGAGGAGGGCGGGAATGGGGGCAAAAAGTTAACCTCGACTAACTTTTTAAACTATCTCAAAAAGTTAACCTCGACTAACTTCTTAGGTAAGAAAACGCCTACCCCCGGGGTTTTTCCCAGCAGGGGTAGGCGGCGCTAGGCGGTTAACGTTGGCTTACTTCTCGTTAACCTTTTCGGCGTTCTTTTTAGCTTTACGCTCACGGATGGGCTTAGGTGCGAACTCATAGCCCACGGGTGCGTAATGCTTGACGCTCCACGGATAGGGGCTAACGGCGATAAGACCGTTCGTGGCAGCTTGCTTACAAAGTGCTCCAACCTTGCGAGCGTTCATCGGCATACCGTCACAATCAGTCGTAAAGTTGGCAATGTCTGCTGCTGTGAGCTCAACGTTGCGCGAGTTAATCTCTGCGACAATGAGTTTAATGTTCTCGCGATTCTTGAGGGTTTCCGCACTAGGCTTGCTCTTACGTGCACGGTTAGCAGACTGAATCATCTTGTTAACAGTTGCCGCAACCTCTTCGGTTGTGGTGTTGAGTTCGGTGGCAATGGCGTCGATAACAACGTCGTTATCAAGTGCGTTGACAATCTGTTTGCGCGTGATGTTAGCCATAGTAAATCCTTTCATGTTGGTTTCTGATACTAGGCTTCTATTTCAAGACGCTTAGGGTTGGTGCTTACCCCCGTTCGTAGGCCCTCGCGTCTTTGAAAGCGTCGTTGGTGGTATTCGGTTGGGAAGGTTCCGTGTGACAATTAGTAATATACGCCTTTGGCCGGGGAATGCAAGCGTCGCCGCCGAACGGTAGAAAATGGCCGGTGAACGGTCGGTGTTGCCGTAGGTAGATAGTGGTAAAAAAAGATTGTACTGATTTTGTGATAGGTATTGACTTAACCGGAACAAACAATTACCATTTTAGGGCGTGGAGGGCGGGTACAAGGCAACAAAGTTTGCCACGGCTAACTTTAGCATAGTAAAGTAGGCGGGGTAGTTAACCCCGCCTAACTTTTACCGTTCGTCCTTAGGGATGTAATGGCCGGTCTGTTTTGCCCAACGCATAGCGGCGCTGTAGCCGCTACCCATCTTTTCGGGTTGCTTGACACCACGTGCCAAACAAAGTGTGAGAATATCAGACTCATGTTTAGCGTCGTCTAGTGCCGTGTGGCGCTCAGAAAAATCGTCAGTATTATTTAGATACTTAATCACAGCTTCAACGCCAGTCTTTGGAATGCCAGTAGCAGAAACGTAACCGTGTGAGGTAGCCCATTCACCATACTTGTTAGTTCCCGTGATGCATTGAGCAAGCGGCCAAATATCGCGCCAGCGCAGATTGATAAATTCCTCAACCATTCCCGCACTAATATCCTTACAAGTCGCGTTTAGGGCGTCACGGTCAAACCGTGCGTTGTATGCCCAAACCTCGCGCACACCAAAAGCCGCACAGTCGGCGTGAAATGCTTTATAAGCGTCGGCGAACGCGACGGGTGACCATTCCCCACCCGTGGCAATACCAGCGTAGTATTGTGGGAGTTTGTCGGCGTAGTAGGCAGAATCCATAAAACGACGCCCATTGAAGAACGTATCTGCGCACACGAACGAACGTTCGGCGTAGACCTCTCCAGTGTATTTGTCGCGCACAATGTAACCCATGTCGTACACTCGCATACGTTTCGCGTCTACCTTGTCGCCCATAGGCGCAATTGGAGCCGTCTCAGTGTCAATGACAATAACCGTCTTACGCTTACCCATGGTAACACTCCGTTTCCGCGTCGGTTGGTGGGTGACGCTAGCCCGTGTGCCCTCGCACAAGAGATACCTTACCAGATAGCAGGCGGAAAAATGTGTAGGAATTATGGAGATTTACCGCGTTCCAATAGTGTGAACAAATTGTGTTTGTCAAGTGCGGCGAGACGAGGTGAATATACAATATTGCGGCGAGATTATGCAAGATGGAAAATGTATGAAATGGGTTGACAATCGCCGCAAACGGCGATTTCCGCAGGTAGATTGGGGTGTCTCTGTTGTTCTCTTGGACTAATACATAGAGTGCTTGCGTTGTCAAGATATTTTTTTATGCATTTTTGTGAATTGTGCGGGAAATGTGAATCACAAAAAATCCACATTTGACTGATAGGGGACAAAGCATTACCATTTAGGGCGTGGAGGGCGGGGAAAGCACCTCAAGAGTTAACCATGGTTAACATTAAAAAAGTAATTAAATGTTTGATTTAGTACACTAGTTCGATAGTACATGTGTTCGATAGAACAATTGTTCGCCTGGAGGGGTAGGGCTGTTGCAATTACCCTGCCTGTTGCCTCGATTGTAACGAGTGGATATAACGGCTCTTTTTTGTTTCGTCCCCCCGTATGTATTTGGGGTTCTCAACCACCGGCTAAATACATAATACGCGTTTGTCGGTGCGTGTGCGCGAGAATCACGAATTTATTCCGTCTACACATTTACAACACAATCGCCGCACACCTTGTCCCTTGCCTGTTGTCTTTTGGATAAACGACGAATCACGCGCAAACAGATACCCCTGTAAGCCATTATGAGCCATTCTAAGGGGCGGCTTTGCATAGAATGTATGTTTACCAATGGGGTTTGTGAATAGAGCCTTAGAATCGATTCTAGTGGGGCCGTTTACCTGCTGTTTTGTCTGATAGCGGGTATTTGGCCGCAAAAAGTGAATAATGGAGAAATTGTGGAGATTCAAGAGTTACCCTTGACAAACTCACGGTAAACTATGATACAATGTTATCATGGGAGAGCAGTATTAAAAAAAAGAGTTAACCATGGTTAACAATACACTCGTTCGATAGAACACTAGTTCGATAGATAGGCAAAAAAATAACCCGGCCTTTTTGTGGCCGGGTTGTTGGTTCTAGTATTCCCACAAAGTAACCCAATTTTGTTGAACCTCAAGACTTTCTATCCTTGTATAGTCGTTATTGTCGCGGTCGTATTTGTCAATAATGTTTTGAACGTAGTCCCATGCTTCACGCTTTGTCGCGAACGCCTTAACAATGTTCTTTTCAGTGTCATAATCGAAACAAGTGTCAGCCAAGAAAATAACAGTTGCGCGGACAAAGTACGGGTTAGCGATACGTGCCATGGTGGGTTCCTTTCCCTTGTTCCCCTTGGACAATTTAAGTATAACAGTACTCGCGCAATGGGTCAATAACTTTTTTGAGCCTTTTTAGGCCTTTTTAAGGGCTTGGAATTCTAGGGATGGGTGTTTACCCTTGCTTGTTCCAATAGGGCCTTAGGATGGCTCTCGTAGTCTCTAGGGGCTAGGTTGTGTGCCTAGCCCCTAGGCTGTTCTAGTCGTTCAGATAGTAAAGACGGACTTGGAACAATAGATATTTTCGAGATTCATAAAATCTTCATAGAAAAATCAACCTTATCCATCTTAATAATAATAATAGGATAGGGGAGAAATCTTGTCAAGTGGTTTTGCAAAATCTCCACAAAATCTCCATAGAAAAATGTACGTCACTTTCATTGTAACACAAAACCTCCTTGTGTGTCAATAGTGTTCATAAATTCTTCACAACCCAATAGACAAAGAAAAACCCCGCCTTGCGGCGGGGCTTGTTTCCTACCATTCTTCAATGTAGGCGTGCGGGTCAATCGCCCCGCCACTTTCCCAATCCCTTGCGACCTCTTCCGCTTCCTCGCGGGTGTCGCAAAGCTGGTCAAAGCTGTACTCACGCGGCTTGCCGTTAAGGAACTGGGTAGCGACCATGAGAACGCGGAACATAGTATACTTCCCTTCTTGCAAGGCGGTGAACCCATTTGGTTCTGTTAGCCCCTTGCCTTGACTACATAATACACTAGTCGGCACTTGCCGCAAGCCACTATTTTCTCTTCACACTTTCTTCACATTTGTTTTGTCTCTTGGGGTAGGTACCTAACTGTAGAGAATGTGTAACGACTCTTTCTTGCCCCTGCGAGACTCTTTGTCTCGTTTCGACTGTCGACTAACTAAATACTAACAGAACGCAACCCGTGCGCAAGAGTCATTGACCAATTCACATAATCTCCACGAATCAATAAAGTTAACCTTAGCTAACTCTAGCGACACAAAAAAGCCCCTAGGCTTGCCAGGGGCTTGTTGGTTCTAATCCTCGGGCTTAGTGTTCTCAGAATTCTTCTTGGTCTTGCGGGTTGGCTTCTCCTTAAAGTCAACGCCGAGCGGCGCATAATGTGCAACGCTCCAGTTGTAAGGGGATTTAGCTATCATACCCTCACGCGCAGCACGTGCGAGCAACCCGCCGACCTTGCGGGGATTGAGTGTCATGCCATCGGGGTCTGTGTAAACATCCGCAACCTCGGCGGCTGTCATTTCCTTGCCCCTGGCGTTAAGCTCCTCTACAAGTTCACCCATGATAACGCGATTCTTAAGGGTCTCGGCGCTAGGCTTGCGAGCATGAACGCGATTGTTAGCCGTGTAAAGCTTCTCGGCCGCGTTCTTGACCGCCTCGGGCGTTGCGTCCATGGTTTCGGCGATAGTAACGGCGTTATCCTCGTTGGTGAGTACGATGGAGCACAGCGCATTAATGAGGGACTTGCGGGAAACATTGTTGTTGGTAGCCATAGTATTTTCTCCTTTGTCTGAATGGCTAACTGTTTCGTGTCCTTGCTTGGGGTCGTGCTTGTTTCTCCTTTTCTCTTGCCATCCCCTTGGACAACTACATAATACTACTCTGACGGGTTGGTGCAAGCGTTGGGGCGCGTCTCCACATTTCCCACACACATGTGAATGTTTTGTGAATCTGTTGAATGGGTATTGACTTGTTCCAATAGAACCATCACACTAGGGAAGTGGTGGGCGGGGAAAGAGATAGCAATGATAGAGTTAACCTTGGGTTACTTTAAAATGCACATACCCCATCTTAATAATAATAATAAGATAGGGCGGGTTGGTGTGTCAAGTACCGTTCACCGATTCACAAATTCTACACAAAAAAATGTACGCTACTTTCATTGTAGCACAAACAGGGTACCAATAGCAATAGCCGCACACAATCTCCACATTTCTCTTGGACAAAAAAATAGCCCCAATTATTTGGGGCTACTTGCTAGGCGTGGTAATCTCTCATACGTTCCGCTCGTGACCTGTTACCCTGCTCAATGATGTTTTGAATGCGTCGCTTGCGCTCAAGTTCGCGGATGCGTGCGGCTCTGCGTTCGTCTTTGTAGTCTTGAATGATTGAACGAATGCCGACAATCAGCAACCCCCACATAGCAACTATAACAGGAATGTTCTGAACAGGAATAATACCAAACAGCATTGCGAGTTCCTTTCTTTCGCTTGACCTTGAATTCATTCTAACAGGTTTTGCGTATCTGCGCAACCATAAATCTACAAAGACTTTTAGGTAACCTCGCTTGCCCACCTGCACGTCTGAAAGCGTCTCGATTAGGCTTTTCATCATCAAATAGCACTGTGTTACTAACATTCTTGACAACAAGGAATTTAGGCGTGCCATAGTCAACTACTCGCACATCATCAATAGCTGGTAGATTATCCCTCAACCATAGCATTTTGGCCGCTTGTGTGGCCCTTGTAAAGCCCTGCGATACTTTGCCTTTGGCACACCACGACACAACGCACACGTGGCCCCCTGCGTCTTTGTAAAGCTCAATTAGGGCATTCAGATAATCCATATCGTGTAAGGGCCGCGCATTGTAGTAAGGCGTTGCGTCTTGTGCGTGTAGTGATTCTAGCCATCCTGGAACACTGTAAGTGTCACAGATACAACCATCTAAATCTAAAGCAATTGTAGGCAACATAACTATTCCTTTGTTGTGTTGGTGTATTGTTCCGACAACAGGAATAATAACACTTTCGTCACGCAATACCAACCAACAATTTATCATCACATAATGTACACAATTACTTGCTTGCTCTTGGTTAGTGATAGGTGTAGTATGTAGTTAGTCGCTAGTCGGGTGCTTGTCACACAGGCAAGCAAGGGACAAAGAGTAAGCGTTGCCCCACGCTACAGTTAGGTAGGTATCCAATAGTGTGTAGATTGTGTGTGGGTCTTGCACAAACCATCTTGTAGCGCAATAATGATGTTGTCGGGTAGTTGGTTTGTTGAATGGAGATTATCATGGTCACTTGCTACTCTAGCATTTCCGATTTGTTCGCACGTGTTCAGTTTTACGCCACATTCTGCAACGTGGTTTTTGAATCGCTTGAGTATCACTATACTAACAGTGCTTACGAACTTTTTGATAGCGTGTGCGGGGATGTGTGGCGTAGGTGCAAGCGAAACGGGAATATGAAAGCGTGGGAACTGTTCAAGACTTATTGCAACCGATATTTACATGAACACGGGGAACTTGCTAGTGATAGGGTTTGCGCGTTCATGTGGGCCGGTAGCGTTATGTGATGTGAACAAGCACTAGGCGGGGGCGGCTAGCACAGCGCCCACGCTTTGTCAAGCGGGGGGCGGAGTGTCATGGTGGTTTTGTGAAGTTTTTGTGACGGGGGGTGGTTTCGGGATTTTGTGAAAATTTTGTGAAAAAAGCGTGCCGCCCACGACAAACTCACACTCCCAAGCAAAATCCCTTTAGCCACACTCCCAAGCAAATTTGGAAGACTACTTAGACTCTTTTGGTAAATCTATATTCGTTATTAACCTCTAAAAATCTATATAGTGATACCTTTACAGGGAAAGAGAATCCTTTTTTACGCTCGCTCTCGCCCCAAGAGCAACCCATAGGGAAAAAGGATTCTTTACGAGTCTCCAACCTTACTTTCGCGGCAGAAGCGACTGACTTCCTCTCTTCCCTGCCCAATCAGTGAGACCAAGGCCGCACGCCTCTCGTCCAATAGATTGCAGGAAGTCAACAGTCTTACCCTAATGACTCGACCTATTGGACGAGAGTGTAAACCCGATTATTCGACCGGGAACGGCGCTATAGTTGGGAATTGCTTCGACTTACCTTAGCCCTTTCTCCATGTCTCGAAGCAGAACAGGAGGGGAATCCAAAAGAACAGCGCGAACAAGATTGCCATTGCGTCTCCCCCTAATACTCTAGTCCAAGATACGTTGCCAAACACGCAGCTGCCATATGTGCGGCAAAAATGATGAGGAAAATCATATCTACTCCATGCACTCGACGAGGATATAGTCGCTGAAGTGGTCAATGCCATCGGTCTCTAGCTCTGGATGGTCTGCGTAGAGGTCATCCTCATCAAAGTATGTATTACCATCATAGAAGGCGATGGCTGGTTCGTAGGATACACCCCTTACTTTGAGAAGCTGATTATCATAATTCCAGTTGTCACCGGTGGGAGCAAGGATAAGAACCTCTGCTTGCGGGTGCTGTTCGCCAATCTTCCGAAGTTCAAGCTCAAGTTCGTATGACCGCATCCTAGCGCTCCAATCCAAGATAGTCTGCCAGACACGCGGCAGCAAGGCTACCATCATCTAGCATGTCAAGAACGTCCTCGTTGAGTATGTCGGCGAAGCTGACCTTCCTTATCTGATCTAGCATCCACTCTGACATGTCATTTAGTGTGTCTGCGTCTTGCGGCAGGGAGCTGACGTTAAAGCGCCTGTAAGCATCCTCCTGAATAGCCTCAAGGCGAGCTGCCATCTCCTTGTTTGTCATGACCTTCTCCTTTCTCTTGGTATGACTATATTATACCACAAGGCAACAATCCTGTCAAAAGACGTAAAATGACTAATTATTTTACAAATAATTGGCTATTTTTCTGTTATTACGGGCTTTTTTGGATAAAAACTTTAATATTTTTATTATTAAATGATAGTTCTTGGATTGTCAACTGCCATGTTTGGGAATAATATGATTAATTGTACCCTAAACATAGGAGGATATTGCATGAAGCTAGACTATTCCATCGACTCTTTGGATGGCCGCAAGCAGCTTGTTCAGGCCATTATTGATAGTAAGGAACCACTCTCACAGAAGCAGCTTGGCTATCTCGCCGACTACCTTCTCTTCGTGGCAGACTCAAGGCAGACCAGCCGCGAGAAAAAGAAGAGCCATCCCATAATCACAAAGAACAGGGAGGTCACTATCTCCAAGAGACAGACTTCCCTAGAGGACACCGTTGCGTCGCTATCAAATGGCGAGGACGGATTGTATTCGAGGATTGCGGATGACCGCAACCTGTTGCTTGACAACCGACAGCCTCTCACGCAGGAGGACATAGATACCATCCCCGGAATCAAGGAGAACCTTGAGATAATCAAGAGGCTCAAGGAACAGCTTAAGAGGAGCCATGGCCGCACGCGCTTCGCACTCAACCAGCAGATAATCTCCACCTACAAGGAGATATACTCAATCAAGAGCTCATATCAGGACACCATGGCGAAGATTCATATCAACTCACAGATAAGGCATATGGCGCACATGTCTTTGGACGAGCACGTGACCATTGACGAGAACGGTATGCCGCAGTCCGATGGCCCCATATCCCTGTTTCGTCCTGAGCACGTCTCCTTCCTGCTAAGGTACTATTCCAAGCTAAAGGGTGAGTGTTGGGATGACATGGACAGTGACATGCACTGGCTTCTAATAGACTTAGAAAATTTGGTTGATAAGGCCCTTCTCCCTGACAATGAAGTACTCTATGACCTCTTAGTCTGGGAGATAGACGGAATGACTGGGGCGGAGATTGTGCGGCAGATGGAGAGGAAGTATGGAATAGTCCATTCCGAGCAGTACTTTTCCACGCTCTGGTGCAAGAAGATTCCTAAGATGGTGGCCGAGACTGCCCAGAAGAGGTGGCTCGTCTGGTATTACACCTACCAGCACCCAGAGGAGGCCCAATGGAAGGTTTGCAATACGTGCGGTAGAAAGATGCTAGCGCATCCGCTGTTCTTCCATAAGAACACATCCAAGGACGGTTTCTATTCAAAGTGTCGTGAGTGCCGTTCTAAGAAGGGAAGGGTGAAGAGTGGCGAAGAGGATATGTAAGGAGTGCGGCAAGGCAAAGGATGAGAACACCGGGTTCTGGCACCAAAAGGCCAAGAACGGTGGTGCTTGCTTCTCCATGTGCAAGGAGTGCGCGTGCAGGTTCATTGACAACAAGCGGCCAAGCACGTTCATTTGGATTCTGAAAGAGCTTGATATGCCGTTCATAGAGGAGAGGTGGATAGACCTCTGCTACAAGAAGTACATGAAAGACCCCGAGAGATTCGGGCCTTCTTCGGTCATTGGTACGTACATTCGCACGATGAGCATGAAGGATTACATTGACTATAATTATGATGATACGGTAAAGCTCAACGAGAAAAACATCGAACTACGTAGAAAAGAACTAGAGGTGCGGCACGAGAGGGATTCGCGTTTGGCTCGGACAGAGGAAGACAAGAAGAAGGTAGAGAAGGACGCCAAGGAATTGTCTGCGGCGATGGAAGAAAAGGTACCTGACTTCGAGGATTCCGACTACGAGATTGCTGGACTAGATGGAAAGATGACATACGGCAGGCTCCAAGAGAGCGTTAGTAGCAACACCAAGATAGCAATGTCTAATCAAGTACCACCGCAGCCGACCATGCCAACAAAAGGTAAGGCATATCAACCTGCTATTGGAACGGCTGTTGATGAGCAGTCCATTTTGAACGACTTGACACCAAACGACGTTCAGTATCTCGCTATGAAGTGGGGGGAGAGTTTTAGGCCTTCCGAGTGGCTTAAGATGGAGGAGATGTACCAGAAGTACGCTGAGGAGTTCGAGATTGGCGTTGACCGCGAGAGTGTTCTAATCAATATGTGTAAGACGAACATCAACATGCAACGTTGTTTGGATGCGGGAGATGCTGCCAATGCGGCAAAGTTCTCAAGCATGTTTGATCAACTCCGCAAGTCTGGCGCGTTCACAGAGGCGCAGAAGAAGGAGGACAACAACAAGTATCTCGATTCTGTTGGAGAGCTTGTGGCGGCTGTTGAGAGAGAGGGAGGAGCTATCCCCGCATTTGACTATCAATTCGAGGTGCAGCCGGACAAGGTTGACCTAACGCTTAAGGATATGAAATCATACACTTACAATCTGGTCAAGAACGAGATGGGTCTTGGTGACCTGATTGAATCCTACATCAAGAAGCTTGAAGAGGATATGGAAATGAACAAGAACAAGAGTCTTGATGATGGATTAGTGACGAGTGCGGCCGAGGAGCAGCAGACAGCTGATGACGAATACGCCGACGATTGGCTTAACAATCTTGAAAGCTCTATCGCCGCAGAAGCCGATGCCGTCTATGCGAAGATAGGAGACGAGTAATGGCACTTGCTGATGTTTTGAAGAAGAAGTTCTCCGTCGGTACCAGAGGTAAAGTTAAGGAGGATATTACCAAGGAGACAATCCAACAAGACCTCCCAGAGTTGAGGAAGCTGATTGCTTATTGGAGAGTCTATCCAGACAAGTTTGTTGATTTTCTTTGCTCCTTGAATCCAGATAATGGTTTCAAATTCTTTTTTTATCAACGGGTTTGAAAAAAGCTCCTGCGGCCAGTGATGACCGTAGTAAAAAGCACTTAATTGCTGGAAACTCCTAAAGCAGACTTGCCTGATACGCTATTTTTAATCCTTATTGGCATATCAGGAGCGAAAGCGGAAAAAAGTAGTTTGATGGGATATGAAGTAATTCTAAGTCTTATATAATGGACAACCAGCAGCCTAAGAAAGGATAAAAATGCCACTAAAGAAAGTTTCTATGCAAGAGTATAGTAGAAGGATTCAAAAACGTTTTCCTAATGAGTCTTTTTTTGTTTTAGTTTATGAATCTCTTGGTAAACCAGCTGTAGTTAAATGCTTAAATTGTGGGCAGGAAATTCATATTTCAAAAGCAAGTAATTTCCTAGCTAAAAATAAAGCGTATGGATGCGTTAATTGCCATGGACTGTGGAGAGAACGCAGTAAGAAGTGGGCCGAGATACTTGAAAAGTATGATGTAGAAGAGTGCGGTGTAAAAAACACTCACAAATATTATTCTTTTACGTGTAAGCGATGTGGTCATGTTCGTAAAACAACTTTAAAGAATATATATGAGCATTTAGATTGTGGCTGTACAACAGGAGTATATAGACGCACAGAACAAGAAGTCCGCGATATGCTATCAGATAGGTATGAGCTTGTTTCTGCGTATAATGATACAACTACAAAGATAAAATTAAAATGTAAGATTTGCGGTTTTATATGGGATGTTCGGTTAGCTGATGTTCTTAGAGGTGCATCTTGTCCTCATTGTCAGGATTTAGATAAGCAATCCAAAGGAGAACACTTTGTCGAACAATATTTGTTAGAGAAAGGCATCTCTTATGAGAGAGAATATCCTTTAAAAAATAGCCGTCAGCGTTTTGATTTTTATTTACCAGAATATAATACAGCGATAGAGTATCAGGGAAAACAACATTATAAATATATAAAATATTTTCATCATACATATCAGGGATTTAAAAAAAGTAAAGAAAGAGATAAGAGAAAACGGGAATATTGTACTAAGAATGGAATTTTATTGTTGGAGATTCCATATTCTTGGAAAGATACTACCATAGTGGCATATTTAGATTCTAATCTTGGGTTCAACGACTATCCTGAAAAGGAGTAAAAGACAAGCGTCTTTGAAATAGTGCTACTCTCAATACGAGAGTAAGATATAGTCTCTTCTCTATTGAAAGATAGAGGGACAAGTGTCCGTCTCTAGGTAGCGACTAGAGGTAAAGAAAAAGTTTTTTGCGCGCAATTTTGCGGCATAAATACGTCTATTGCGTTTTCTGTCGAGCTTATTCCAAGTCCTTTTTAACAGCTATGGGGTCGATGATTAAGTGTATTCTCTATCCGGGAAGCCAAATTTTCGTGGCGTCTGCGGGAAAGGAGCAGTCTGCGGGTATTCTGTCTTCTAAGGTACAAGAAATCTGTAAGATGATTCCGGCATTTGAGCGAGAGATTATTTGGGACGTTCGTGGCACACAAGGTAGGGCACGTACACGCAATACCAAGGACAGTGTAATTTATACCTTTAAGAATGGCTCGTCTCTTGAGAATGTTGCCATGACTGAATCTACACGTGGTAGACGTTTTACCAGCGGTGTACTTGAGGAATGCGCAAGCATGGATCAAGACAAGTTGAACGACATTCTCCTACCAACGCTGAACGTTTCCCGCAATATTCCGGGATACGGAGTAGATGAAAATGAAATAGCGAATCAGAGCGCTGTATATATTACAACTGCTGGATACAAGGGTACATTTAGTTATGATAAGTTGATTCAGACTCTTTGTCAGTCGGTAGCACGTCCAGATGTAGCCATTGTCCTTGGTGGAACTTATCGAACACCGATGATGGAACGCTTGCTTAGCAAGAATTTTATCTCTGACCTTAAGATGGATGGTACATTCAATGAGGCCTCTTTTGACCGTGAATACAATTCTATTTGGGCGGGTAGTGTTGAAGGCGCGTTCTTTGACCCAGAGAGGTTTGACAAGTGCAGGGATATTCAGCTTGCGGAAAACGAGGCAAGCAAGCGTACTTCTGACAAAGGCTATTACCTTCTTGGTGTTGACGTTGGTCGTGTTGGTTGCACAACAGAGGTTGTTGTCATGAAAGTCACTCCTGCACCGACTGGTGTGCCGCAAAAGCAAGTTGTTAATATCTTTAGCTATGATGCTGAGCACTTTGGTTCTCAGTCAATCCATATCAAGCGGTTGTTTCATAAGTATAAGTGTAAGATAGCAGTGGTAGACGGTAACGGACTTGGAGCTGGTCTTGTTGATTTCTTGGTTATTGACCAAGATGACCCTGATACTGGTGAACCTCTTGGAGCACTTGGTGTTTATAACGATGATG